GGGGTCCTGAGTCGCTTCGGCCGCGTCGAACAGCTCACCCTTGAACTCGATGAGCCGTTCCCGGTCGAAGTCATACTCCCGGATGGGCCCCTTGGGGTGGGGCGCCCGGGGCTGCACGATGGTCACGCGGAGGTTTTTGGGCAGGGTGCGCACCTCCACGGTGGCACCGAGGGAGTATATCATGATCTGGCTGTTCTCGTGGGCGTCCACCACGACGCCCCGGCCGTGTTTGTAGTCGATCACCTCCAAGTAGTGAGCCTTCGGCACCCAAAACACGACATCCGCCGTGCCGAACATCGGCTCCGGAGGTCCGAGGACCTCCAAGTTGAACTGTCGCTCCAGCCAGAGCGTGACCGTGCCCCGGCCGTACTTCTCCTCCAGCTCATAGTACCGGTTGGTGACATGGTCCACCATCACCTGGCAGGCTGTCGCCATCTCCGTGGTCACCTCAATCAGTTCGTCCATCTCGGTCTCGTCGTTCCAGACCGCGATGTAGTCACCGACGTACTCGGAGGCATCTCCTAGGGCGTCCCCGTTCCACCAACCCATCAGGGTTCCTTCTACCACCTCGTGAGCGGCCGTACCCTCACGAGCATACGGGGAACCTGTGTCCTCGATGCCCTCGGACATCCGGATGGAGCCAGGGCAGTTCCTCCATCTCTCGGAACTGGAGGCTCCGAGTCGTGCGTGTGTGGTCGGCGGCATTACATTTTCCTTGTGGGTTAGCGGAGTCCGACGGACTCCTGAAGGTTACTTTTGAGGGCGATAGTACGCATGATAGCAGCATCCTGGGTATCCTCCACCCCGAAGACGCGAGCCCGGCAGGGGGCGTCCTGTCCGATTCTATGAATGCGCTTGATGGCCTGGCGGTTCTCGTCGGGCGTCCAGGCTGGTTCCACAATAGCCAATTCGCTCGCGACCTGCAAGTTCAGTCCCGTGCCCGCCGCGGTCATCTGTCCGAGGAAGACGCGCACGCTGTCCTCCTCTCGGAACATACGTTCCACCTGGGCGCTGTCCTTCGTACGGCCGTCGAGGCGGACCAGCCCGAACATCTTGAGCCGGCCGGCCAGGATGTTTCCCACGTCGGTGTGGTGATACATCACGACGAGCTTCTTGTACGCCCCGTCCTCCAGCTCGTAGGCGAGCGTGTCCGCAATGACGGGTGCCTTGAGCGTGCCGACCAGGCGGCGGACGCGAGATGAGCTGGGGTCGTCCTTCGCGTTCTCCGCGTCGAAGTCGGCCAGCACCTCGTCCAACTCCGACTGGGTAACAGCGTCGTTGGGCAGGGCGTGGTACGTCACCCGCAGGGGCGGCAGGTCCAGGCCCACGTCGTCCAGCTTGCGCCGGAGCATTCGGCCCCGCAGCATCCCGATGAGCTGGGAGGCGTTCTTGTGGCCGTAGACCCGGGGCCCGTACTGGGTCGGCGTCCACTGGCAGAAGTGGTCTCGCCACTTGGCGGCGGAGGTGATACCATCAGGTATCGCCTCGGGCCAGAGGTAGCGGAAGACTGGGTACAGCTCCCGGGCGTCGTTCGGCATGGGGGTGCCCGACAGGAGCACGGCCTTCGGTGCGTCGGCCGCGAGTTGGAGGGCGGCTTTGGTCCTTTTGGCACGGGAGTTCTTGCAGTAGTGCGCCTCGTCGAGGACCACGGCTGTGCCTTTGAGACTGATAGGCTCCCAATGTTCGTGGTAATCCCGAGCCAACTTCGTATATGACACGAGAAGAAAAGACTGGTAGTCTTCCCCCCAAGTGTCCGCTTCCTGCTCCCAGTTGGGCAGGGTGCGGGCAGGCGCGATGACCACCACGCCGGGGTAGTCCCGGAGGGCGACGATTGCTTGGGCGCTCTTCCCCAACCCCATCTCGTCGGCCAGGTAAGCACGCGGGGTCGAGCGGATGAATTTCACGCCCTTCTCCTGGTAGGGGTAGAGCTTCATCCTCTCACCGCCTCCTCGTACGCCTCGCCCACCCATCTCCGGAGACACGCCTTCACCACATACAGCTGCAGCAGGTCCTCGGCTGGCAGGCAAGCATACTCCGGTGTGCGGTTGCGGGTGAAGAATACGACCGGGACGTAGCTCCCTTCCTGGGACGCGGCGTGCTCGGCCGCTTGCTCCATCGCCTTCCAGATACTGAGCCTCTCCTGGTTCTTGCACTCCATGGAGATGGGGAACACCTGGCGGGCGGCGGGCGAGAGAAGAAGATCCTCCCCGCTCGCGCCCATGCTCGTGGAGCGCACGTCGTCCGGTTCGAGCCAGTCGGCCAGGTCGAGCATCCTGTCCCGCACCCACTGCTGAAAACGTCGGCCCTTGGCCTTGGCGCTGGAGGGTCTCACGACCCCTCCCGGTCGGCCAGGAGCCGCTCCAGCGCCTCATCCAAGAGCAGCATGTTCTTCAGGCTCGGCTGGATGTGGTGGTTCAGCCACCGGTTCAGGGCGGCTCCGTCTACACCGGCCTCCTCGGCCAGGGTTATCTGAGTGAGTCGGTTCTCTCCCAGCCACGCCTTGACCTGGAGCATGAACCTCTTCGGGTCCCCATAGCGGGCCTCGATGACGTCAGCCAGCGTCTCGACGGAGAGCGTCAGCGTCTCACTGCCGGAAACCGTAGCTTCGAGTGGTCCGTGTTGGGGCTCGGTCTTTCGGTCGCTCGTACTTGCGTTCGGCATGTACTCGGTGCTCCTTTAATTGTCGTTTGAGTAGTGTGGTCAGGTCGGAGTGACCGGTGAGGGTGTCCGCCTCGGCCGCCAGGTCCTCCACAGCTTGTTCGCTCAGGTGGAACTCGAACTCCTGGACGGTTTGCGGCGCCCGTGAAAACCGCTCTCGGATCATCCGGAGCGCAACATAGGCGCTGCGAGCCCGGAGACCCTCTTCTGTTGTGGTATTCACCCGGTACATCAACCGCTGTACCGCAGAAGCCGGTAGGTGCTCCAAGACCTCCCGGGACGCACGGACGATCATACGACTCGCCGTGAGGCGATGAGCCGGTGGCCCCGGCCCCCGTCGGTGTACGTCCGTTCATCCCGCCCCACCCGAAGGACCAGCCGGGCATGGGGGCGCTTCTCCGTCGGCCGGAAGGTCGGGTAGTAGGTAGCGCGGGGACCGTACCGTTTGGGTGGCCGGGCGCGACGGAAGCGTTGCTCTACCCGCAGCTCGCCCGTCTCCGGGTCCCGCGCCAGGATGCGCCGGGGGAGGGAGAACGGGTTCACGAGACCTCCGTCACCCGAAACTGGTAATCGTGAGCCGTGGGGAGGAGGTTCCTCTCAATATAGGCCCAGGCGGCGCTCCGGCTCGGGAAGGGTGGCATGGGGTCGTTTCCAGGGAAGCCGGTTGTGGTTGCGAACATCATACCTTTGGTCCCGTGGCCCCACCGGAGGGGGTAGAAGATGTCGTTCACCTGGAGGGCGGCCTCGATGATGAACTGAGGGTCGGGCTCGACGGGCTCGACGGCCTCGATGGCCTCGCGCAGGGCGTCCCCAGTCGCATCGGCTCGGATCAGTTGTATCGTCTCGTATGCGTCCCTTCCCTCGACGGCCTGACGAGCGATCTGGCGGGCGGACGGAGGGTAGCAGCCCCTGAAGTCACTGCCGTCCCAGACGGCCTGGAGCTTCTCGAACTGGTCGTTCCTGTTACCCGACCCCAGCTCTTTGAGGAGGAGAACGGCGGCCACGATGGGCAGCTCGACGGTCACGGTCTGGTTCTTCAGATCATACTTCTTCATTATCATCCCTTTCTCTTGTGCGGTCTGGACTGCTGCGAGCATGAAGGCGTCACTGAGGCGACGCTGTATGCGGTTACGCTCCCTCTGCTTTTCATACATCAGTTCGCTCAGTTCGCGGCGGAAGTACCCGCCGTCGGTCACCATGGCCATCAGCCCCTCCTCGGTGGGTTGGGTGTCTCGTGCTGGCCTAGGACGTGGCCGTCCCGGTGGTAGGCGATGAGCGTGCTGGCCCGTCGGTGTCCGTACCCCTCGCCGTAGTGCCAGGCGTCCCGGGCGGTCAAGCCGGGCAGGGAGCGGGCCACGATGCCGTTCTCCTCGTCCACGTCGAACGTGGGGATGTAGCGCCCCTGCATCCGCTTGTGGAAGTGGCCGGACAGGATCTCCCGGCAGCCGCCTTCCGAGGCCACCCAGATCTTAGCGGGGCACTCCGCGGCAAAGGTGACGATGGGGTTGCCGGCCTTCTGCTTTTTGTAGTGTTCCCCATGGGTGAGCATGAGGGCGACCTTCCCGAAACCCACGTACTTGTGCATCGTGGGCGTGTTGGTGATACGGACGTACGGGTCGTGGCGATACCACGCCTGGAGCACCTCGCCCAGCTTGAAGTTCTCATCTGGGTCATGGTTGCCGGGCACCATGACGACGTGAACCGGTCGGCTCGTGCTGCGGGCGACATCAATCATCCGCACGGCGGAAGCCCGGGTCGCCCGGAAGATCTTGGCGATGCGGGTATCCACGTCCTGGACCGTACCCCTCTTGGTGGTGGCCGTCTTGCCGCCCTCGCCGTACTGGTTGACATGGGACATGTCATGGCCAAGAGGGATGAGGTACTCCCCCACGGGATAGAGACGAGAGAGGGCGATCTGCCGGTCCACGGCCTCATTGAAATCCTGAGTGATGATGTCCAGGTCCTGGTTGGGTCCGTTGACCTCTTCACCCCATGCCTGCATCCCGAAGTGGGAGTCGTCGATGTTGAGGGGGGCCAGGGCGGTCTCCGCGTCACCGAGGGACTGGACGACAGCGGGGGCCTCCTTCCGGGGTCGCCACTCTTCGAAGTCGTCCCGCAGGTCAGCCCAGATCTCCTCACTCACGTCGGGGTCTGCGCCCCGGGGCATCCGAACGTGGATCGTGCCCTCCTCCGTCCGCACCCACTTCTGAATGACCTGACCCCCGGCGACCGTCTCACCTTCGGGCTCGCCCGGGTTGCGCTTCGTCCACCGGTGGTGGGCTTGGCGTACCTGCTTGGCCGTGGTGCCCTCCCCCAGCCGGCCGGCGATCTCGGACCATGTCAGGTCGTTGTCGCGCATCGTGGCAATGGCGTCGTGGTCGTACTTCATCATCAAACCACCTCCCACCCGTCGCGTTTCAGACCCTCCACCTCGGCGGGGTGGAGCACCACGGTTTTGCCGAACCATAGCCGGTCGGGGTACATGTCGTCCAACTCAAATAGTGACTTGAGCCGGGCGGGCGTCACCTGCACCATGGTCTCAGACCGAGGTGTTACTCTGATCTTGTGCATCACTTCTCCGTTGTCTGGATCTCGGGCCAGTCGGTGGGGTCCAGGTGGACACCTCGCCGGCTCAGTTCGTCATGTACCTCGGGCTCGTCGGTGGGTTCCTCGCCCGGCCAGGCGTCGGCCAGGCGCTCACCCACGGGTTGGTGGAAGTAGTCCACCACGTCCGGGATCTCGTCGTCAGCCATCGCCCAGAACTTCGGTGGCGCGGTCGATGGACCTGGAGAAACCAAAGGGGCGGGCGGATACGCGGACTTGCCTCGCCATGTCCCGCAGGTCGCGGAGTGCCTCCTCCAGTTGCTCCTCTCGGCTCGCCTCGGCGTGCCGTTCGATCCGCAGGTCGCTGATATTCTTGTGTGAGACGTGCTTGAGGGCGCTTTCGATCTCATGCAGGTCGCGAAAACGGGTGTCCTCCGCTCGCGTCGTCTCCAGACCAGGCGCGAGGAAGATGGCGTAGTCTTGCTCCCTTGCCAGGTACGCCCGCTTGCCGGGTAGGAGGGCGGAGGGGACGGTCGCGGTGTAGTAGTGGTAAGCCATGGGGGTCCTCGTTGATGTTCAGGGTCTATCTAAGTATGCGGTCGTCGGGGGCGGCCTGTCAAGTTCGCTGGCCGGGTGGTTGGTCGTCGTACACGCCAGCGAACCACCGGGCGAGTCGGTTGAGGTGGTCCAGGACAGGCGCGGGCGGGTCGTCTGACCGGAGGACGTTTACGTTGTGTTCGGGGAGGGACCCCCGGCCCAGGGAAGGGGTCCGGCTGGGTTGGCGCCTGGCCAGCTCCTGGCGGAAACGGTGGACATCGGGATCAATCGTCGTGGTGTTCACGGTTCAGTCCTCGGTGTAGGGGTTGAAGGGTGCGGCCAAGACGGCCAACTCGTGTTCCTCCCAAGCGATCATGTCGGGGATGGAGAGGGTGGGCGGGTCGCCCGACCGGCCGGGTAGCCACCCGGGGTTGTACGCTGTCGCTGCTTGGATCTCAGGCCAATCCTCCCGGTGCCGGACGGAGGAGACGGCCAGGGCGAGCGCCCGGGCGCTGGTCTTGCCCACGGGGGGCAGGCCCCACTCCTCCGCGCCAGGGTACCGGACGACGAAGCTCTGCCCGTCCCGCTCCAGGGCCAGGTCAGCGGCCTCGCACAGCCGCTGGAGGGCCTGGACGGTGTCAGACGTGGTGCGGGGGAGACTCATACGTCCCCCAGGCGAATCTTGTGGGCGGCCTTGGCACTCTCCCATTCCTCGCGGGCCGCGGGGGGCAGGCCCACGGCGTCGTCGTGCATGGCGATGGCCTCGATGACGCGGGCACGCTTGCTGCTCGTGACCATGGTGTCTGCGATGACCTCACCGTCCTTCATTAGGAGGGTGTGCTCGCGTACGGACAGTACATAGGTGCCTTCGGGGAACGCCCGGCCAAACTGGGCAACGGTGGGGTAACGGTCATCCGACGGGTGGGCTTCCCACAAGCGATAACGGGGCACGCTCTCCCCGCCGATGTCGTCCTTAAGCCACCGGTACCACCTCACGGTAGAGACAGAACCTTTTCTGTGGTAGGGCATCCTCGGGACACTCAGCAGCAGCTCGGCAGCCTCGCGCCGTGGCACGCCAAACAGGGCGGCCACGACGGTGGGGGCACAGAACCGGGCGAAGGTCTCGACGGCTCCGGGCGAGGCAGTCCAGGGAGGGGCGTTCATCGCGGGTTTGGCGACATCGGTGGGAGTGCGGGTGTAGTTCGTCATGGGTCTAGACCTCCTCACTGTTGAACCGCTTGCGGGCCGCGACCACGGCTTCGCGTGCTTCGTGTACGTTGTTGGTCACCGTGGCCCGTGCCACGATGTATCTTGACCCGTCGTCGGATAGGAATCCAACTGCGAGGGTGCCGCCGGGGTGCCCGACGATATCCACGAGGGCGATGCTGGGCCGTCCTCGCTCGTGCCCGATGACTTCGATGGTGGGGTTCGTCATGGTCTTCATCTCAGTGTCTCCTTTCGTGTGGGTGGACACTGAAGTATAGGGACACCCTGTCAGGATGTCAAGAGGCAATTTCTGGGACGCCAACGGCAGGCGTCCAGGAAACGTAGAAGATGACCAGTCAAGCTTCTACGTTTTTGCGATGGGGCGTCCAGGATTTTACGAAGGGGCAGGGGCGAGGATGGGCTGTGACCAGATGACCCCCCGTATGACCAGATGATGACCAGATGAATTAGACCATCTGGTCATAGCCTAAGTGTAGTAACCACAAGGGGTTACAGAATCTGTGACCAGATGACCAGATACATCTTAGTAAAGTCTCTGAGTTCTACCTTATTGTGACTATGACAAACGTAGGGGTATATACACAGCTCTGAGGAAACCCGGTGAACCATCTGGTCATCTGGTCACAAGTGAGGTTAAATGCAAGGCGGACAACAAGTTACACGGTTTAAGCATCTGGTCATGATCTGGTCATGATCTGGTCACGATCTCGTAAAACCCTGCTATATAAGGGTTTAGGGGTCTGGTCATCTGGTCATGCCCCTCAGACCCCTGCTAGACCAGGCCGACGGATTGCGTGGGAGCACATACCGGTGCTCGGGACAGGGGGCTACCTTTCGGCAGAGAGACTACATGAGGGAGGACACAGTGCCAGGACAGCCAGTCATGCGCCGTCTGAGGACAGAGATTCAAGATCGAGGCGGGCCGGAGTATATCTGTGGCCGCATCGCGGACGGGGAGCGCATCGGGGACATCGCTAAGGACTTCGACATCTCGCGCCGCATGCTCTACATGTGGCGGGACAAGATCGACCGAGAGAACGGCAACCGGGCCTTGAAAGAGATGTGGGAAGAGGCCGTGGCCCTCAGTGCCGAGGCGGACGTTGAGCGCAGCCTGGAGAACTTCGACCGGCTCGACCGGGTGGTGGAGGTGGTGACGGACGAGGATGGGAACGTCATCGACCACGTACGGCGTATCCCGGACTCGGCGGAGGTGACCCTCGCGACGGGCCGCGCCAAGTTCAACCAGTGGCTCGCGGCCAGGAAGGACCCACAGAAGTACGGCGACCGGACCCGGGTGGACGTGACCCACAATCTCGGAGACCTGCACCTGCAAGCCCTGGAGGACGCCAAGCGTCTCAACCGACCGACGACCGAGGCAGAGACGGCGGAAGAGAATCAAGAGGCCCAGGAGGCCGATTATGAGATCGTGGACGGGTAGAGTGGTGGCCATGCTGGCCTTGGTAGCCCTGACGGGGTGTGTGCCACCTGGTCAGAGAGGTCCTGACCCGTACAGGGGGACCGGGATGGACGGAGCAGGGTGTGCTACCGTGCAGGTGGACAACCGCCGGTGGGAGAGGGCGGTGGTGTATCAGGGTATGGAGAGGGTGGCGAGCATCGAGGGCAAGATGGGCGGGCAGTTCACGCTTTGCCGTAGTGGCGAGGTGGACCTGACTGTTCACTTCATCGGGGCCGGCAACCTCCGACCTAGGGTAGATGGCAGCGTAGGACCGATCGGGCTTGTGGAGCAGGACCTTGTGCTCGTCATCGGGCTGACGGATCTACAGAGCTATGTGCGGGCGCGAGACTGATGGGTGCGGGCAAGGGTGACCTTCAACGGCCCGTGGGAGACCGCGAGGCATGGGAGAGGGGCTACGCCCGTATCTACGGGGGTGACATTGGCGACGACCGGCTAGAAGGGCGCGACGAGCGCACTAGGCGGAACCCGGGTTCGACTCCCGGCACCTCCATGGACGACGACCCCAAACAGGAGGAGTGACGATGGAGAACGGAGTGGTATGGTACGAGAACCCGCTCGGGGCGTACAACGTCATAGAAGTGGACGGTGAGGTGGCTATGGTCATCCCTGCCCACCAGCGTATCGAGGGACGGGACGTGGGGGTGTGGGCCATTCTCTCCACGGGTCTCGTTCGAGCGTGATGGCGGTGGAGTTCACATCATGGGGGGACAGCCCACGCTCTCCCTCACGCAAGGCCCTGCTGGCTCAGGCCCTGGAGATGGACGCGGACGTGGACTACCAGTGCGTCGAGTGCCTGAAGTACATCCGGGGTGTGCCCTATGCACGTATCGAGGGCGGCCTGATGGCGTACGACGGAGAGAGCCACCTACGGATGCAGCTGTCGTGGCTCTGCCGCCCATGCTGGCATATCGAGTGCCTTGGGGCAGGCGTGCAGTGGTAGGGGCGATCCACGCCCTGACCTCACAGCCCATCATGCCCACGATGCCCTCAGTGCCACTATGTCACCAACCGACACAGTCACCTGCCAATGTGGCAGCATGTCCGCCAAGATGGCAGGAACAAGGTGGCCAGTGTGCCAGATTGGCGCGGTCGAAGTGGCAGGTCGGACAATGTGTCCGAATTGACCCCCCGGGGGTCGGGTCCCATCGGCCGGCGGAGGCAGATGCCCCCCACACCTTGGCTAGGGTCCCTCCTTGAAAAATTGGGGGTATACCCCCCGACACCCAGGACGAATTGTCATTTAGCCCAATGCGTCCATCGCGAAAACCCCTTACACTACCTGCCAGACTGACGCAGTCCCACCCAGACCAAGGAGACACCCCGTGGCGACCCGAGACCAGTGGCCCGAAGACCTGACCATGGACCCCGAGGGCTACATCGCTCGCGCCGAGACCGGCGCCACCGTGAACCCCCAGCGCCTCGCGCTAGCCCGCTCCATCGTAGAGTCTGAGATGGCTGCCCCTGAGGGTGCAGACGCCATCTCCCCTGAGACCGACGAGAACACCGAGGTACCACCCCCCGAGGAGTCCCCTAACGTGCAGCCCGAGGCCGTCAGCGCCGAGGGAGGGATCATCCCGGACGGCCTGACCGACGAGCGACTCGTCCGCAGGAGTGTCCAGGTAGACACCGCGGAAGAGGAGTTCCGCCCCACCAGCATGGTCGGGCTCCAGAGCCTCCTGGAGGCCCTGCAGGCCGAGCATCGCCCCTACCGCATCATCAACCGGTTCACGGGCAAGGTGTACGGCTCGTTCGGTGACTTCGTGCCCGAGGAAGGTTGATGGGTTTGGAGGTTATGCTCAGTATCATGGTAGGTGTAGGACTTCTAGTCGTCTTTATGCTCGATTTCCTCGATTCATGAGTATCTTCAAACTCGTTCGCTCAGAACTCGTGCGGCGTGTGAAGAACGGCATCGACGAGGCGATGAAGCGTGCACCTGATCGGTGGCGTGAGGTGAAAGCCGAGAAGGAGGCCGCGAAGTGACCCGAGAAATCGCAGGACGCGGCTTGGATTACGACCCGCGCTCCAACGTCGAGCCCGACCCCTACACGTTCGACAAGTACGTGCAGCGGGCCGAGAGTGGTGAGGACGACTGGGGCACGATGCTCGGAGCCATCTTTGATGCCCACTGCTGCGAATGCGCCCCGTGCGACTACGAGGGTATCCGGTTAGCGGCTGCATGGGCAGTGGCACGGATTCAGGAGGCCGCGAAGTGATCGCCACGACTCTCAGTTGGACTCTGCTTGCCGGTGCTGTTTCGGTTCCCGTGTGGAAGCTGGGCAAGATGCTCTGGGGTCTCGTCGAATGGGAGAGTCCAGGAAGTATTGGTAAAGTCGGAGGGCCAGTCGCCGTTGCTGTCTTCGGCGCGGGGCTCGCCCTCTCGTTCTACGGTGGGGGCGGAGTCATTCTCGGCGGTGGTGGAGGTGGACTCGGCACCGGGGTCAAGGACTTCGCTTCTAGCGCTCCATCCACATGGGACACGCTCTATGCATCCGGCAGCTTCTCGACGCTCGACCCGGACACCGTATGCTCAGATCGTGGTACACAAGGTGGGTCGTCGTGGGCGGTGGTAGGGGACTACTATCGAATGACTTCTCCACAGGGCGTTACCTCGGCTGGCGGCTGGTGTGATCTCTTCTTCGATGGGACCGAGGGTCGTCCGAACGAACTCACCCATGGCACGCTTCGTTTCGAGGCTGACATCCGGCTTTCGTCCAACTACTCGGGCGACCAACGTATGCTCGGCATCTTTGGCACGACACCCGGCAACCACTTCGATGCCGCGGGTCGTGCTGGCGACTGCGTAGACGACGACCTCACGAGTCGGTTCTTCCTCGTACGGAGCATGTTCGGGGAGCAGGATGAGAATAATCGTCTTGGTCCCTTCGATCAGTTCGTCAGTCAGACGGGCACGACCCTGGGCAACTGCTTTGCAGTAGATGGGTCTGGCGGAGGCTTCGGAACCGCGGGGGTGACGGGAGGAGACTACGACCCGGTGGGTGGTGCGAGCTTCACGCTCGCCAACGAGCTTCGGTTGAACAATTTTGGCGATGAAGATGGCCAGCATGTGCTCTACATCGACGGTTCGGAGCGTCGTGACTTCGACAACATCAACTACCGGAACACGGGCTCCGAGGTCGTATTCTCGGGGGTTGCGCTCAAGCCTGTCTATGGTACGAGTAGCCCGAGCCCTGGCGATTCCGTGTACATGGAGTTCACGAACCTGCGCATCCTCTGGGACTCGACAGCGGTGCCTCCAGGTGAACGCACTCCAGACACGCCCACGGTGGACACGAGCAGCGTCGACTCGACGTCGGTGCGCCTCACGTCTTCCGCGTTCAGCTCGCCCGGCTCAGACACACATGCCCAGTCGATCTGGGAAGTCGATGTGGGTGGTGGAGATTTCTACCCTCCTGTCTCAGCTGACACGACCTCTGACTCGCTGACTGCCAATACGCTGTCTGGCCTGAGTGCCGACACCGATTACAAGGCGATGGTCATTCACGTTGGTTCGGACGGCGGGGGCAGCTTCCGCTCCGACACCATCGCCTTCACGACCGATACGATTGAGTCGGGAGGCGGCTCACTCCCCGCCGATCTCGTATTTGCTACCTCATGGTCCTCGGCCACAGGCACCTCCGATGGCGCAGTGCAGGATAGCGCCCGCACACGGTACTGGGAGACTATCGGGAGCATGGGCCAGAACTCCAACGCCGAAGTCGTCTCGGCCCCAGCCGGATTCCCGAGCACCAATGTGCTCGATTTGGAGACGTTTTCTGGCACGATGTACATAGATGAGTCGGCGGGGTACTGGTCCGCGCTCTCGGCTGGCGAGTACATCACGCACCGCTTCCTGATGCAGATGACAGGCGGAGGCGAGATCAGCTTCCGGCTCTACACAAACGCTGGCACGACCAACTGGACCTCTGGATCACTAGGACAGGACTCGATTGTCGAGGTGCAGGTTCGAGCGAGAGTCCTAGCCGGTCCAGATTACGAGCTGGATGTCCGGGTCTACGACGACCCCACCGGGGACCGCACGCTACGCTGGGATGAAAGCGACTTCACCTCGGGCAGCAACAACCTGGGGAACACAACGCACTCCGCGTCAGCCGCGCTCATCGATCGCTTTAACGGGATGTCGCTTGGTATCTCCGAAGACTTCAGCGGCTCCCCCACTCATCCGTTCTACCCGACAGAAAGCTTTGTGGAGAGCGGGTTCAACGACGCGCCGTGGGCGTTTCACCCGACCCATGATATCACGACAGGCGGCGGCGACTACATACAAGTCTGCTGCTGGACGATCACTCGGGGGACCACAGGGAGCGGGGACGAGTGGCCACTCCGTGCGTGGACCGATGCTGAAGAATCCTGGGATCCGTCGTGAGCTTTGCAAATGGTGGGACCGGCGCGTACTCAAGGTCGGACGTTCCGGCTGGTGACTGGTCGGCGACCTTCTGGTATCGCGTCAACACAGGCGACTTCAGCACCCGTGCGCTGGTGGGCCTGGGCGCGGACTCTAGCTCTGTGTACTCGGGCGCCGAGCTCAACTACTCGGGCGATGCGGACCTCAATGGCGACCACGGAGAGACCACTAGCACGGACGTAGTGCAGATCGGGACCGACGAGACTTGGATCTACGTGCTCGTCACCTACGAGGCTGAGACGGGCGGGGGCGGCAATGGCACGCTGACCGTCTACTACCTGGAAGACGGCCAGAGCGCATTCCAGAACGACGAGGCCCTCACAAGCCTGTCAGACCTCGCGGTCTCGAACATGCTCATCGGCACGAATCTCTTCGGGCTCGCCAACCAGGCGCCCGACGATGGGTTGTGGGCGTCCGTCAAGTTTTACGACGCCGTGATCTCCACAGCCGACGCCCTGACCGAGCGAGAGTGGACCGAGAACCAGACGGGCAACGAGCACGCGACGTATGAATTCTTGGACGGAGCCCTCGCGACCGATTCATCCGCGAACGGCTACGACCTAACCGCCGAGGGTACGGGACACACGTACAGCGCGACGATGCCTACCGATCTGTCGGTGGGGTCGCCGAGCGGTGGCGGGGGTCTAAGTATCCCCATCGCCATAAGACACTACAATCAAATGAGAATCTAGAATGCTTTACATCAGACAGAACGCAACACACACAGTTCCAGTAGGTCCCTTCGTCGATGTGACTGATGGCTTCACACCAGAGACGGGCATTACGCTATCTGGTGCCGACGAGGCGGAGGCCCTCCAACATGATACTGGTACCGTCGTCGACATCAGTGGCTACACCTGGGCGGCGATCACCAGCATGGATGGCTGGTACAATCTGACCCTCCAGACAGGGATCACCGACACGGTGGGTCACCTGACGATCGCCGTCCATGACGACAGCGAGTGCCTCCCGGTCTTCATGCAGTTCATGGTAGTCGAGGAAGCGGTCTACGATGCTATGTTTGCCGCTTCTGCTCCTGGTCCCTTGGAGGCAGATGATACCGGAGCCGGGTTTACGGCTGTGCCCTGGAACTCCGCTTGGGACGCCGAGGTGCAAAGTGAGGTGGATGACGCTCTTGTCGCGAACCACCTCGATCACCTCCTTGCCGTCGACTACGATCCGTCGTCTCCCCCTGGAGTGTCCACTGCCCTCCTCAACGAGATCGTCGAGAACGATGGCGGCGTGAGTCGGTTCACGGTCAATGCCCTGGAGAATGCCCCATCTGGTTCTGGTGCGTCTGCCGCGACGATCGCTGACGCCGTATGGGATGAAGCTCGGGCTGACCACGTTGCGTCGGGCAGCTTCGGAGAGGCGCTACGGGGCGTTGTCGTGGACACCGCCCAGGGCGGCTCGGCATCGACTATCCAGCTTGCGTCTGGCGCTATCAGCTCCGACGACGAACTGAACGGTGCGACGGTCCGTATTATTGCCGGTACCGGGGCCGGGCAGTCCGGGCGCACCGTCGATGGCTCGACGGCCTCGAATGACACCTGTAACATCAGCCCAGACTGGGATACCGCACCAGACGCCACGAGCGTCTACGAGATCCTCCACACGGCCCCAACGTCCACAGGCGATCCGCCCACGGTGGATCTGTCTAGCTCGGCCCTCGCGGCTATCCAAGCCGAGATGGAAGAAGACGGCGCGAGCCTCTTGGACACACTGCGAGACAGGCTCACAGCATCCAGGGCTGCCGCACTCGATGAAGTCACCTCCGCTCGTATGTCGGAACTCGATGCTGCGAACATCCCGTCCGACCTGGACGATGTGCTGGCAGATACGAATGAACTTCAGACGGACGACGTGCCGGGCCTCATCGCCGCGTTGAACGATCTTTCAGCCGCTGACGTCAATGCTGAGGTTGACACGGCGCTTTCAGACTACGCACCTGCTCAGGCGGGTGACGCGATGGATCTCGTGGCTGGCGCGGTGGACTCAACCTCGATAGCGGACAACGCCATCACGGCAGCCAAGATCGCCACGGATGCGATTACGGCAGCTAAGGTTGCAGCCGATGCCATCGGAGCCAGCGAGTTGGCCACCGACGCTGTGAACGAGATCGTGGCCGCCTTCTTCGCCAGAACCTACGACGCCACGGACATGGACTCAGTTACCTTCGAGGAGATCACGGCACTCATGGGCTGTGCCCTTCTCGGCATCGCGTCGGGCATGGACACGACTTCTGCGACGTTCCGCAACCTGGCAGACGGAGCCAATGCCATCTCTGCGACGGTCGACGCCGACGGCAACCGCTCGGCGGTCACGCTCAACCTGGGGAACGTGAGGTAGTAGGTGTACGCGACCCGGTACTACGGCACGAGGTATTTTCCGCCTCGGTACTTCAGCGAGGGTGCGGAGAGTGATGTCACAGCCCCGACGTTGTCTGGTCAGGAAGAGGCTGAGACGTTCAGTTTCGGTACGTTTCCGTTTTGTCTGACGGATGAGGCGAATGGGACGGCCTACGCGATCGCGTCTACGTCGGCCACACCGCCTAGCGTAGCTCAGATACAAGCGGGCAACGACAGCAGTGGTGCGGCGGCGGTTGCAGCGGGGTCACAGTCCGTCAATTCTACGTCGATCTTCTTTATTGAGCCGTTGGCAGGACTGCAACACAGCACGTCATACTGGGTCTACATGCAGCAGCAGGACGCTGCCGGTAACGATTCAACAGTCATCGGTATCGAGATCACTACGGAGAGCGCGAACCCGTCCGCGGCCTCTACAGGCGCGACGACGGGCCGTGGTGGGATGCACCCGAATACGGGCGAGGGTGTGGCCTATTGGATTTTCGACGAAAGCGACACACTGCCGTCGATCGCCCAGATTCAGGCAGGCAATGATGCGGGTGGCGGGCCTGCGGACGATTCCGGCAACGACACGATCACGGAGAACGAACGATACGAGGTCGACGCGACCGGCTTGACCGAAGACAACACCTACTATGTCTACTTCCAGTACCAAGCGGATGAGGGTGAGGACAGCCCGGTCTTTCTTGCTGGCAGTTTCACAGCCGGTGAACAGAGCGCCGCCACCCCAGCGGCTAAGGCCTCTACTTCTGACACACATATAGGGACGGGCATTGGGATCGCCTTCTCATTCGTACTTTCTTTCCTAATAAAGGTATCGACATGGCTAACGTAAGTGCTCTGACCCGCCCTATTACTTCTGCGGACAGCGTGACTGCCGGAGCTTCGCCTCTGTCCGGCGGTCTCACCCGGGGGTTATATCTTGGGACTGCAGGTAATGTGACTGTCACGTTCGAGGATGGAACGTCTGTGACGATGCAGAACCTGGCCGCGGGTGTCTGGCACCCTCTCCAGGTGACTCACGTCACGGCGTTGGCGAACGGCGCCGCCGACTGCCTCGCCGGATACTGATGGGCATAGATCCTCTGGCACGCTACCGTAACCGGAAGCCTGAGAACCCCCTTGCGCCGTTCATTGAACGGTACGGTGCCCACCAGGGTGGTAAGGGTCTCATTCTGTTCGTGTGGGAGCAGTTTCTCGTTCACATGGAGGATGACCCGGAGACGGGTCCTGTGGTGTTCGACAAGTGGCAGCTCGACACCCTCTGGGAGTTTGGGGAGGGCAACCGCCAGATCAGCATCGCCGCCTGTCACGGCCCGGGTAAGACCGCGGTGGCCGCCTGGTGCGTCCTCTACTCCCTCCTCTTCCGGTATCCTCTCAAGGCGGTCGCGACGGCCCCTTCCCGGGGACAGATTGAGGGCGCCCTCATGGCCGAGGTGTCCAAGTGGCACGGGAAGCTCCCGGGCGGTCTGGCCAACTTGGTGAGGATCAAGTCCACCTCGGCGGAACTGAAAGCGGCCCCCAAGCGGGCCTTCTTTGAGGCACGGACGGCCCGGCCGGAGAACCCGGAAGCCCTTCAGGGCATTCACGAGGACGAGGGCTGGGTGCTCCTCCTGGTGGATGAGGCGTCCGGTGTTCATGAACGGATCTTTGAGTCCGCGGGTGGCTCCATGTCCGGATATAACGTCCAGACCATCCTCCTGAGCAATCCCACTCGGACCAGCGGATTTTTCTTCAACACCCACCACCGGGAGAAGGAACGATGGTTCACAGTCAAAGTTTCCCACCGAGACTCTGTCCGTGTCACAGACCAGTTCGTGGAAGATATGGCGGCCCGTTACGGACGGGACAGCAACGTCTTCCGTGTTCGTGCCCTGGGGGAGTTCCCCCGGAGCGACCTAGATGCCCTCATCCCGTACGACCTGGCCTCGGCGGCCCGCGACCGGGACATCATCGACCACCCCAAAGCCCAAGAGGTCTGGGGGCTCGACGTGGCCCGCTTCGGTGACGACTCGACCGTCCTGACGCACCGCACCAAGCGAATCGTAAAACCTCAGATCCACGTCTGGGACCAGATGGACACGATGGCTACCGCAAACCGCGTGTGGGAGATGTTCAAGGACGCCAGAACTCAAGAGAAGGCCCCGAGCGTGATCCTGGTGGACGTGATCGGCATCGGGGCCGGCGTGGTGGACCGTCTCGCGGAACTGGGGGCTCCGGTTCGCGGAATCAATGTTTCCGAACCGTCCATGTACTCTGACCAGTATCGCAATCTTCGGACGGAGCTTGGCTTTCGGGCCAAGGAGTGGCTGGAGACCCGCAGCTCGAAGCTACCCGTTTGCCCTGGTCTCGGCACCGAGATGTGTCCCGACCGGCAGACCTGCGTACACGAACGCCT